TGCGGTGCTTGACGAACCAGTCGTTGTTAAACTTAGTATAGTCCAAGCATTGTTGGAAGTCCTTGATGCCGTTTCGTGAGCTGTAGGGCTCACTAGCTGCCAGTGTGGGGACATCCAACACCATGCTGTAGTCGGCTGTGTTTTCCAGATAGTTAAGAATCTTTGTGCGGGTAGAATCGTCAGTGTAGAATTGCTCCCAGTTCTGTTTGAGCACACCAGTAATAATCTGGAAGCCTCCACTGTCGCCTAGGATGAATGTGTTCTTGCGGTCACGCTGTTGGATCATGACCTCTTCAACGTTTGCTTTTGCTACGTCAAGTTGGGCATGTCCAGCAGAATATAGTCCTGACTGATAGCTGAAGTATCCGTCGTCTTTGAGGAAGTCTAATCCTTCTTTGCCTTTTTCCATGCCAGGCGGCACACGACAGTCTGGGTTGGCCATTTGATCAACGTAGAATCCGCTGATACTCGGCAAGAAGACTGCATAGTCTCTGTTTGTCTTATTGAGATCAATTGTCATGAATGTTCCTTGGATTATCTAATGATTATAGCAGGTTATCAGAATCCGTCAACTGATAACCTGCTATACTGTTATTTAGGCCGAGACCCAAGGTTCAGTGAAAATACCGACGTGAATCTTGAGTTTTTTCGGGCTGCGGGTAGGGCTCATGCGAATGTTTACATCAAATGTAAATGCGTTACCGCGGTCACTTGTATCAACTGAGAAATCGTAAATCATTTTTTCCTTTTGTAGATCATTCAAATACGCATTGAACAATGACCTGACAGGTCGAGGATTATTCCGCTCTAGACTACCATCCCATGGTTCAATAATCTTGAGTAGATCAAATTTAATATCATTGAGGCTGATGACGTTTGCCATTATTTTTGTCCTTGTGTTGTAAAGCTAAGTGTTGCGCCATTCTCACCGTCTTCACTGACGGTAATCTCCATGTCACGCCCAGGATAGCGATCGTGGATTGTATTAGCGAGATCTTGAGCAATCATCTCGCAACTCCGATAGTCCAGTCCCAAGGTACCGTCACTGTATAGATTTTCAAGCCAACGCTTGAACTGGATAAATTCAATATCTCGATCATCATGAAATACTTCAACAGCAACACGGAAATGAAAAATATGACGATGTGGATAGCCCAAGAAGCTGACATCATATTCGTCACCTGTAGCAAGCTTGGGATCATCTAGTGCTGCTGGATATTTGTGAATGCCTTCTTTACAAAAGGTGACCCAAATCAGTGTTTTGTTGAGTTGTAAAGCCATCACTCGTCCTCGTCTACAATGATAGATTTGATTCGGTCTTGCGATTGATCCAACTCATCAAGGATTTCATCCACAATCTCTTCTTCTGCATCATCAACAGGTGGATCGTCTTGTTCAATAACAAGGTTTTCTCGTTCCGCCCACGCACGCAAGATTTTATACATCTCCCACATCTTCCAGTCCATAGAGTTCAGTAACTCTAGCATCTTTTCTTTGTGTTCCATTTGGTCCAGTTCGTCAGCACTCTGCTCTTCCTCGACTAATTTAATTTTCTTGACCATTGTCTTTCTCCTCGCGCAATGCGACTCTTTTGCGCAACTCACTACTTGAGAACCTGTGGTCACGCTTGTTGAAATATAGTTGAATACCGCGACGTTTACATACGTCTTTGCCTGTGAAATCCAGGTTACGGTATTCATCACCAAGTATCCGCACATCAATATGAATCATGCTTAGGATGTCTTTGAGATCTTCTTCTGTTTGATAGGGGATGATTTCATCAACATACTTCACAGCTTTAAGTTGTGCGTATCGTTCAACCAGTGTTTGGACTGGCGGGTTTTTGGATTCTCTATCCACACTGGGATCAACCTGTAAGCCAACAATCAACTTGTCACAAATGCCCGCAGACTCGCGCAGCATTGATACGTGACCTGCATGTAGTAGGTCAAACGTTGAACAGGTGAATCCAACACGATATTGTTTGGTGCTCATTATCTACTAATTGCTGGCAGGATGTAACTGTATACGCCAAGTCCACTGTCAACATCGATTTGACATGCGCCTTGATCACTAAAGCGAATAACGATGGTGCCACCCAGCTTGACAATACTTAGGAAGGTTGCTAGCGGCCAACTCCATGCAGTGGTCATTTCGCCATCCACATTTTCTGCAAATACGCGCCGCCCGATAACGCCGCCTTCAGTGCTACCAACCTCAAAGATAAGGTTGCCATCTTCAGTCTTAACTGAGAACGCAGGGTCAATCCCCGCATAAATCCCGGCTACCTCGCTCAGTTGACCAATACGGCGGCTTGCTGGCTCAACTTCCACTGTCCAGTTGGCACCACGGAACGTAGCAACTTTCATGGCTTGGTCAACAATTTCTTTGCTCATAAAGCGATACTGGTCTTTGTTCCCTTCAGCATCCTTGAAAATGAGTGTAGTTGGCAGTTCCTCGCCATTGCGTTCACGACGATCAACTTGAATGCTAGCGTCATCACTTTGATAGTTTGACAGCCTTGTAAGACTGGAAAGCAATCCCAAGTTGCCCATGCCAAACTCGCCTGTAAACTCAGGCACCTCGTCGTGCATTTCGGCATTAAGGATAACTGTGCGATCAGCGTCCATGGCAGCAAGCTTTGTCTTGCCATCCACGCTTGTGACTTTGATGTTTTCGATAATGCCCAGCCCGCTAGTGTGCTTGACAATATCCAGTAATACTGATTTCAATTCCATGTTAGATTAATCCTCTTGATAAGTCATTGTAACATAAGGGTTTTTTGTTTGCAACCTAAAAGTCAAACAAATCGTCAAAAGTTGTCTTGGCTTCGGCCCTGCTAAGGTCCCAACCCAAATCACCTAATAGGTTGCTGATCTTTTTTGTGACGATTGCGTCTTCCATGCTGTCGTTATCGAAAGGTAAGTCTTTATACCACTGCGGGATACGCTTTTCGTCTGTTGGAATGCCAATGCTGTTCATGCTCAACGGATTAGCTTTGAGTTTGCAGACGATGGTCTTCATGCCGTCCACGATCTCTAGGCTATACTGATCGTTGTTCATTTTGCGTAGGCGATTGTAGTTAATTGCTGCCATAACGTGTCCAACACCACATTTGCCAGTTTTCTCCCATTGCTTGGTGTATTTGGTTAGGTTATTCACTGCTTTGGGTGTGCCTTTTTCCCAGGGAGGCATATCGCGAAATTGCTGGCGGAATTCCTTGATACGTTCAATAACAGCTTCCTCACCATTACCCTCCAATGCCATGCGCAATAGTTCAGTTAAGAAGTCTTGCATATATTCAGGAGTATCTGAACGTTTGATCTCAAGTCCCATGACTTTGAGTTTGCCGCGAGCACCATTCACGTCCATTCGGGTGCCTTCATCATCAATGACTAGAATGCCATATCGCTTTTTGCTGATGAACAGACCCTTCTCACCCACAGTCTCCCGGGCGGCGGCAATGATGCGACCGTAACGCTCCGGGCAGTTGTGCGCCCACTCCATGTAGTCAGGAAAGGTCTCGTCAACCTGCTCACCAATTGTATCATAGAGTTGGATCACAGTGTCTTTGTCCCACTTAAACTCGCCGCTATTGATTTGTTCACGGAAGACAGGATACGCGCTGAAGTAAACACTGTCAGTGTCACCGTATATGATGCTATCACCTTTGTGATTGTATTCGCCAGCGATTGTTTCGTTTGTTTGCGCAGCCATGTGGCGTGCAATAGTTCTCCCCGTCAGCGTTGTGCTCTGCCCTAAACGTTGGTCAAAGAAGCGACAGTGTGGGTTAAGCAAAGCACCGTAAAGACTATTGAGGTTAATCTTCTTCACGAGCTGGCGCTTGTCCCAGAACGCAAACTCTTTCTCCTTGCCCTTGACGCCCTTGAACTCACGTGCTTTGGCTTGTAGTTCTTTACGCTCAGTATACCAACGCTCAAGCAAACCAGGCACCACGCCTTGCTTTTCAAAAGTAAAAATCGTGCCGTTGCTTGTAATACACCAAGGCTGTCCGCGGTTGAATATGAGATCATATACCTCAGCACCAGTGCATTCGTGGCTTGTGCCATCCTCAAAGTCAATATGTAGGGTTTTCTCTCTATCCTTATCCATGACCAGTTCGTATTCTTCACAAGCAAAACGTCCTTCCCAATACTTAGGGAACGGGCTGTCCAGCAAGCTCTTACCAAATGCAAGCACTTCGTCCAAGTTGGTTGGATCTTTGACTTGTTTGTCAAATCCTTTGCATTTTTTGATTCGCTCCATGAGGCCGGCGTTCGTGTAATCATGCCTTACCTGACCAATAATACATTCAGGGCTCATGTTACAGGCGCGAAGGATTGATGGATACAGGCTGTTCAAGTCCATACTGCCGATCCAATCGTGTAGTCCCTTGACGGGCGTAGCAACATAAGCGCCTGCTGCGGGAATATGTGTGTTGTCCCTTAGCTTGTCTGGCACAACAAGGCCGCGGCTGTGTGCTTCGTTGACAATAGCTTGCTCTGTTTGCGCGACAGAACCCATGGTTGTCTGCAACAAGACTGTGTTGTTATGAGCAAGTAGATTTGCTTGGTCAATATACTGCAACTTGTCATCCAAGCGCCTTAATAGGTCGGTGTCTTGAATGTTGTATTCGATAAACTTCTTGAAGTCATTGTTGTAGAGTTGATCTAGAGTGCCTTCATATTCAATCTTGCGCTCGTCTAGTTCATGCTCTGAGATAGCATCCAAGCTATAACTGTGCATTTCATGATAGGTGTATTTCTTGTAGAGCTCCATGTAGTCAAGGTGGACGCGACCAACAAGATCGTAAGTCTCTTGTTCCTTGCCGTGAAACTCGTATGTACGGCGCTTGGGAAACTGTCCCCACAAGCAGATATTACGAGTATAGTCTTTACCTATCACACGCGAAATACGGTTAACGATGTAGGGAATATCAAAGCCTGTGCTGTTCCAGCCGCTGAGAACATCAGCATCGTCGACCAGTTCGATGAACATCTGCAAGAGCTCTTCTTCGCTATCCATAAGGAACACGTTGTCAAACTCAGATACAATGCTTTCTGCCTCGTCTTGGCTCATGTTTCGAGGCTTGATTACAAGACAAACCGTCTTGTCCAGCCAGTTGAGGTGGACGCCTACAGCCGTTATCATATTAAATGGATCGTCAGGAGGAGCAAAGCCCAGGTCTTTGTTGAAGTCGACCTCAATGTCAAAAAATGCAACATTCAAGCGGGGCGGCTCGGCGTCCATATAGTGATCAGCAAGACAACGGAAAACAACATTCATGTCGCTTTCAAATAGTCGTTTGTGATTCATTGCCTTCTTTTCTTTCTGGAAGGCTCTACCACTTGTAGTTTGGAACCGTTCCAAACTATCGCCAAAAATACTTGTATATTTTCCTTTGGGATCTGGGTAGTAGAACACATAACGAGCAGGGTATTGTGTATGCACACGATTACCTTGATCGTCACGCTCAACTACAAAGATTGTATCGCGTTCGCGATCGTGAAGTGCGTCGACGTATATGACTATTCTCCTGGATTAAAGATTTCTTGTCATCATGAACATCACAGTCTCTTCGAGTTCGTCCAAGCAGATGACTTCGTTGTGATATTTAGTGTGTGTAGGACGTGCAGATTGTGCTCTTAGCGGTTTTCGATCAATATCTTCAAACCGAACCATCTTGGGCGTGATCTTGGTTATTCGTCCAATAACAATAGAAGCCCTGGTATGAGGAGCAGCTATAATGCTGCCCTCTTTTAGTTCTTGTCCAAGGCGATCATATGCTACTTCAAGGGTCATTAAAAATCGCGACCAACTGCCACTAGGATATCTTCAAGATCACCAAGTGCCTCGCGCTTGTCCTCAAGATCAGCCTTGTATGCTGTGCGAATAGCTTTATTGAGAACAGCGGGCTTGATATCAAGCTCTTCTGCAATCGCCTTCACTGTCTCACTAAGACCTTCTTTGAGTGTATCTACCTCGCTGTGGACTTGGACACCCTCACTGACTATCTGCTTGAGTTTATTGATTTCTGTCTCAGAAAAAGTTCTGCTCATTTTTTATCCTTTTCAAATATATAGAAGGGCAGTTTTGCAACTGCCCCGTTAAGATAACAAATCTTTACTGTGATGTCAATAGTTTATTCGGTTGGAAACGGAATGACCTTGGTTGGAAACTTAACCACATTACCACGGTTCTCAGCCTCCCAACACATGGGACCAACAGAACTCAATGTAACCGAGGTCTTGGCTTGATCATCTACCAAGATGATTTCCTCTGAGTCTTTTTCGTTCATCGCATATTTGACGGCGATGCGAACACCAGGACGCAAATACTGTTCAAGGGTGCGACTGAGCATCTCGCGCTCAGTGGCAGCACATAGATCACACATTTTCACTCTCCAATTGTTTACGGGCCAATTCACGAAGAATGTTGGCAAGTCTTT